TTTTTTAATAAGTTCATCCATTACAGTAAATGTTATTGATTTTGCAAATCTATAAATAAAAAATGAAATAAAAAAACAAATATCACTATTATGACACATTGGAAAACTCAATTCAATTATGACTATCTAGGCGCCTACAGCCTACCGGATGGGAAAGATATAATTCTCACCATACGGGAAACGAAAAAAGAACAGGTAGTCGGTACATCTGGAAAGAAAGAAGAATGTTTCGTCGCTTATTTCTTCGAGAATGTAAAACCGATGATTCTCAACCGGACGAACTGCAAGACTATGACGAAGATTTTCAAAACGCCGAATTTCGAAGAATGGGTAAACAAGCAAATTCAAATCGGTTCGGTAATGGTTGACGCTTTCGGCGAAAAGGTTGATTCGCTCCGTATTCGTCCATTCATTCCGAAAGTAGAAAACTCATTGCCTACGGTTGAAACCGGATCGGCAATCTGGAAAAATATCCTCGACGGTCTGGCGGGTGGTTTTACGGTCGCGCAAGTCCAGACGAAATATAAACTAACTAAAGAACAAATCAAAGAATTAGTAGCACATGAAATCAAGTGAACAAAAAGAATTTGAATGGAAAGAAAAGAGACGCGGCAAAATAACCGCCTCTACGCTTCCCGACCTGATGAAAGCGGGCAAAGGTTGCCCCTTTGGTAAAGGTGCGTTAGACGCGATGTATTTAGTACGATACGAGCGTAGAACCGGGACGATGCGAGAAAACGGAAGTAACAAGGCGTTTGATTGGGGACATGAAAACGAACCGCTAGCAGTCGAATGGGTACGGAGTCAGTTAATGAACGAAATCAAGTCGTGTACAACCGATTTTAAGGACATTGTTTTCAATGAACCGTTTGAAGGATTCGGAGATTCACCGGATTTCTATGTATACGGATTTGATGGAAAAGTTATCGCTCTGGGTGAAATCAAGTGCCCGATGTCGCAAGGAAAGATCGAATCGTTACAGTTCGGGAATATCATCGACGAAAAAGACGAATACTATTGGCAATTCCTCGGACATTTTCTAGGGCGTCCAGATGTTGACAAACTATATTATGTCATTTATGACGGTTATGTAAATGAAGGTCGAATACTTGAAATGAATCGAGCCGATCATGTGGAGAATATAAAGAAACTCTATGATCGCATCCGGTTGGCTAGCGAGATGGTAGATGAATCTATTCGCTCCGGTCTGGACTTCCTCGATTGTATTGATTCAGCAAAGGCGGTCTTAGATTTAAAGATGCAGATCGAGGCGTTAAAGCCGGAAGCAAAAAATAGCGTTCCGGTAAAGAATCAGATTTATAAGATACGGAAAGAATTAAGGAAACTGACAAGGAAAGTACCGTCACAACACTAACACAACACGATTAATCACATTTTTATAAACACTTTAATAAACACGAAATTATGATGCACACTTGGTTTTTATGTAAAATCCGTTACGAGAAGGTAATAGAGGACGGAGGCAATAAGAAAGTAACTGAATCTTATTTAGTCGATGCGCTAAGTTTTACCGAAGCAGAAGCACGAATAATCGAAGAGGTCACACTGTTTATCTCCGGTGAGTTTACAGTGACCGACATTTCCCGCGCGCATTATAGCGAGATATTTACGAGCGAAGAAGATTCAGCCGATAAATGGTTTGCCGGGCGACTCGCCTTCATTACGCTTGACGAGAAAAGCGGCAAGGAGAAACGGACGTATACAAATGTACTTATACAAGCCGCAGACATTCACGACGCAATGAAGAAGCTCGACGAAGGTATGAAAGGAACGATGGCGGATTATTCTTCGATTCTTCTCAAAGAAACGGCGATTGTAGATGTTTATCCGTATCATTCAGAAGAAAAGGACGAATTTAAACACGACACAAACAAGTAACAGCGCGCCGGGTGAAAGCCCCGGCAAATCGGATAAGTGGCGGAATTGGAAACGCCTAGTTATGTAAGGTTGATCGCCAGACATTCCGTTTAACGGTGTGGCTCTTGAAGTATCATTCCCGGTTCGAATCCGGGCTTATCCACTATTCACAAACCAATTAAAATGACATGACAAAGTATAACAATGTAAAGATAGACGGATACGACTCTAAAAAGGAGTATCGACGCGCTAAGGAGTTGAAACTACTCGAAAAGAAGGGAATTATAACCGGACTTCAAGAACAAGTTAAATTCGAGCTTATTTCGCCTCAATATCATTTCTACGAAGTGCAAGGAGCGCGGAAGATGCTACGCAAAAAGGAACTGATCGAACGAGGCGTTTACTATATCGCCGATTTCGTCTATTATCGAGATGGTGAGTATATCGTCGAAGATACTAAAGGGGTTCGGACAAAGGAGTATATAATCAAACGTAAGCTCATGCTTTACGTTCATGGAATTAAAATAAAGGAGGTATAAGAATGGCAAAGAAAACATCACAAAAGCAAGTAAAACACGATTGTCGGACGTGTAAGAATGGCGGCGAAGTAAAAGACTTTATGTGCTATTGTTCCGTAATTAAATTTATGCGACCGATAGGAATAAGGATTTGTAGTTATTATGTCGCTCGATAATGGAAGGATGGATAAAGTTATATCGTCAGATTTTAGATTCCGATTTGTGGCTGGAAGAGAAGTTTACTCGCGGTCAAGCATGGATCGATCTTTTGATGTTAGCAACACACAAAGAATCTTCATTTAGAAAACGAGGTATAAAAATTCATCTATATCGCGGACAAGTCGGAAAAAGTTTAGACGAATTATCAAAGCGTTGGCGATGGTCTATCGGAAGGGTAAAACGCTTTTTAGTTGAATTGGAAAACGAAACGCAAATTGTCATTAATAATAACAATGTAAATCAGATAATTACGATTGTAAATTACGATAAATATCAAGTGATTAGTAATGCAATTGAGTACGCAGATAGTAATACAGGTAACAATACAAATGAATATGCAAATAGCGATGCAAACAGCACGCAAACGGAAACATTCAAGAATGAAAAGAATAATATTCCTTTAGCGCGCGCGTATATATGCGAGGCGGAAATGAATTTGAATTCCTGCTTAGATGCTTTGCTAAATGAAGTCTTTTGGATAGAGCAATTTTGCATGAATAACCATTTGGCGCCTCAAATGTTTGCAGATTATTTAAAACGCTTCTTTGTTGAACTACAAAATCGGGGCGAAACATCGAAAACTATAAAAGACGCTAAATTTCATTTTGCAAATTGGTTTAAACAAAATAAAAACAAAGACGATGAAACAAATCGGAAACCTAGTAAATCAGATAAAACAAGAAACCTCGTTGCAAGTATCGCAAACGAATGCGAAAGCGGCGCAAATTGCCTGTCTGACGAAGAAATACTCAACTTTTGAGCAATTAGGTGCTGCTTTTAATCCTACAGCGGCGGCAAGATTGCCAAACAACATCGACAAGGTATTCAATAGCGATACACCGACTTTGTTACTTGTTTCAGAGGTATATGGGCGAGAAAAGGCAATCAAATGGATAGAAGTACACATTAATAGCATTGACCTTTATACACAAGTCAAAAATGATTTGAATGAAGGCGCTCGCAACGAAATGGCAAATCTTATTCTTTCTCATTACGGCTTCTTAAAGTTACCTGAATTTATGCTTTTTGTTGCTCGCTTCAAGTTGGGTATTTATGGACGTTTTTACGGTTCTTTTGATCCACTTGTTTTGTGTGAGGCTTTGAAAAAGTTCAGGATAGATCGAAATGAAGAACTAGAGCGGATACGAATACGAAATGCACAAAGGGAAACAGAAGAAAGAGCCGTGCAGATTCCCGAAGGGTATACCTCATGGACTTGGTATCAAGAACTAAAAAAACGAGCAGAAGCGGGCGATTTGGAAGCTATAGAAAGTTTGAAACCACCAAAGAAATAATATCATGAGAAGCAGAAAAAAGAAACTTGTGTACTTTAAAAAGATTCCTGTTCGGGTTGATTTGGAACAATGGCAAAGGCTCGATAAGATTCGCGCTGACTACCATTTCAAAAGCACATACGAGATTATGCAGTACGTTTTAGGCTGTTTTCTCCGGGTTGCCGATCCGATGCCAGGCGATGATGAAGAAGAAGTACTACCGGACGAAATCAAAGAAATGTTCTACGATCTATCACAGGCGGAACGACATTTCGAGTATGTAAAACCAAAACGAAAACTACCACAACACAAGGTAGACGAGATGAACGGACAAAAACGATTAGAAGGATTTTAATATGGTTAGAAAACTATCAAACACAAATTATTTGCACGATGTTCCCGCGGAACATACCGAAGCAAATGAACGAAATCGGAAGTATATCGACCGATTTGTTTCAGAGAATTATAACGGCTTAGTTAGCAAGTTTTCACCCCTAGACGGCACGATAAATTCAAGCGCTTTCGGAGCACTCGATAAATTGAACTCTACGATTATCTCGCTCTATACTGATCCGAATTTACACTTTACGGATTGGGAGCAAGCGAATAGATATCTATCGAGTAAGTTCACAGAAAAGGCGATCCGCGTTCCGGTGAAGAAGCCTGTAAAAAGTGAGGCAGGGGAGAGTGAGGACGAATTTATTAACGATTAATATTATTGCTTCAATGAAACACGTAGAACTATTTAACGACCATTTCCAGAATTATAAAACATACGGTATCCCGAAAGCACAACTAATCATTGCGGATATTCCCTACAACATCGGGAAGAACGCATACGGCTCTAATCCATCATGGTATATCGACGGAGACAATTCTAACGGAGAAAGCGAATTAGCCGGAAAAGAATTTTTCGATACCGATAAGGATTTTCGAATTACTGAATTTCTTCACTTTTGTAGTAAGATGCTCGTTAAAGAGCCAAAAGAAAAAGGAAAATCCCCCTGTATGATTGTCTTTTGTGAATTTCAGCAACAATTCGAGCTTATACAGAAAGCGAAGGAATACGGGCTGAACAATTATATCAATCTGGTATTTAGAAAGAACTTTTCGGCACAAGTCTTAAAGGCTAATATGAAGGTCGTTGGTAATTGTGAATATGGTGTGCTTTTGTACCGGGAAAAACTTCCAAAATTTAATAATAACGGTCGTATGGTCTTTAACTGTTTCGATTATCCGAGGGATACGGATACACCTCGAATCCATCCGACACAAAAGTCAGTGCCGCTGCTTGAGCGATTAATAGAGCTTTTTACCGATAACGGAGATGTTGTAATAGACCCGTGCGCCGGAAGTGGGACAACATTACTTGCAGCCGCTCAATGTGGACGAAAAGCATACGGATTTGAGATAAAGAAGAATTTCTATACTGATGCGAATAAAATCATTTTGTCTCGGATGCAGCCTAGAATGTTTGTGTAGAATTAATAAACGATAGAATTATGGCAATATTAGATTAACTATACGACGATTGAGCATTTCGTGTATAGTCAAAATTTTAAGAATTGTATATACTTAGACTCGTTTGATTACTATAAACTGACCTTTTTC